CAACACCTAACCAGTTTGGGTTCTGTATCTTACGTAATATTTTATCACCATCAATAATAGTAATAATCATATTCTCAAGAAGTTCATCTGCTTCTACGTCATACCAATCACCTTCAAACTCGATCAATTCTATCAACCCACTGCCTAAATACTCTGATAAAGTACCGAAACCATCAGCTGTATATCCTTCAGCCTTGTTAATGTCTTCCATAGAGTACGCAGAAACGTTCCTACGAGCATCAATGACTTCCTGTAGTACCTTAGCATCAAATTCTAAATCGGGACGCGTGAGGATCTCTTTCTTCAATTCTCCAATGGATTTCAAGTACCGAGTAAACTTCGGTGATTCGGAATACAAGGCTGCTGTTGGGTTGAACACATGATCGAAGGGAGATATGCGTCTAACCTTAGGCCCAACATAGGTACTAACCTTCTCTTGTATCACAGGGTCAAAGTGATTCTCATCTACCCATATTACTTCCGCAAATGCATTACCATAATCTATATAATCATAAATTAAGTCAGAGATTGTTTCTCTAATACCAGAAGCCTTTGCTTTATTCTTCACATATGTTTCAATGGTTCTACGCTTACTTACTTCAACAGCCTCAATGTCATCACCATCCCATACCAACCATTCTTCATTAGGGAACAGGGCATCCATATAGTTAGCATGGAGATTATCCCGTATCTGTGCGAGTTTAGGTATAGTTGTTGTGTTTCGCCATGGCAAACTGGCATTGGTAGTAGTGGTTGTGTCTGTAGCAAAGACATACTTCTGCAATTCTTTCCACTCTCCTTCTTTAACCAGTTTTTGTATGCGCCATTTCTCATAAGTGGCTGCTAGGTTTGTAGCTAACGCACTCTCGCTTCCTCTAAGTAGTCCTTGTATTTCTAATACTTTCTTTGTCATTATGCCGCCCCGCCGAATTTTCCTAAGGTTATGACGTTATTTCTAACATCTGAATACTGTCTCGTGTCTCTTGGTGCTTTTGCTATTTCACATGCTTGTGCCAGGGCATCTTTAATATCATCATGAGGTGGTTTCTCTTGAATGAGTTCTTCCTCTAATATCTGACAATTGCCGCCCTTATAATGCCACATCTGCATATTCTCGTACCTATGGTCTAAAACAGCTTCTATACGCTCTGCTTTGGTTCCTTCGTCTCTACTAGGATTATACTCGTCTATAGATAGAGGTATTCCATTAGGTTTTAAATAGCTCTCCTTTAGTTCCTTAACAATGACTTTCTGACCTACACTTATCTCGGCACGTAGTTTCCTAAACTCCCATTTGTTCAATAGTGCCAGTAAATGCTCGTAATACCCTGCAACTGTCTCCACCCTAAACCTATCTATCTCTAGAACATAAACATCGTTTGTAGGGGCTATTCCAATGACTACAATGGCTGTATAATCTGCTTTCTTTCTAAGAGAGAAGGCAAAGTCAATTGCACCATATAATCTAAGAGGAGTATCCTTAATGTGCCAAGTACCGTTCCTATTGTCTAATAAACTCCTGTCATAATATTGGAACCTATTCCTGTCAATTCCAGAACCTGTGCCTATGTTAGGATTGTTATAGTATTGGGCAAAATATTGTGTCTTATCAATGTATTTAGCACGTTTCTTAGCTAAAATTTCTGCATTAAAGCCATACCACCTACCATTCTTATTCTGTTGTCTAGACCATAAGAATTCGCCAGTACCATCGCCTCTATCCTCAACTTCCCGTTCAAACACTTCATACACTGACTTAGTATCAATTATAGTACCATCTGAAGATATTACTTCTTCTTCCATAGTGATGAGGGTGTTGTACAAGTCCCTTGGGTGATATCTAGTTCCTACTACCCATTCTTGTGCACCAGAGGAATGCTCATCTGTTCCAGTCGATTCAATAGAAGATAGTAGTGAATACTGCCCTTCAACCTTCTTACGTCCTTCTGATGTGTATGCATTCTCTTTAACAACCACGTCATCCAACACTGCGTGTGAGAAGTGAAGTCCTGTAATACCAGTGGTCAAGCCAGCCGTCTTAATAGTAGCATCTCGGATACCCTCGGCCTTACGCATAGGGTGGTCAACCATTATCTCGTCATTAGTCCACTTCTCTCTCTTACCTTCATCTGGATGTGTCATGTCAGGCCAATACCTGCGATAGATTTTAGTATCGAAGATGTTCTTAATGAAGTACAGCTGCTTCTCTGCAAGCCCAGAGGTACTAGAGATGTATAAGAAAGTGCTAGTTGGATTCTTAGTAATTGTCCATGCCACCCTATAAGCTATCATTGCGCTCTTTTGATGATCTCTAGGGAGTAGTAGGAGCTGGTGATCTAGTGCTTCTGATCTAGTCCACCAGTCACATAACTCGCTATGGACACTGCCTAATATCCTGTGAGGAGCCACTAGACGGATGAACACTTCAAGGCTACTTTCTGCTGCCTCTCTAATTGCTTGTAGTTTATCTGAACTCATATATTTTCTTCTCTTTATCTACCCATTCCTTAGCTATGTTTAGTCCTATTGTTGCTTCTGCGCCTTTTCCAACGAGTCCTTGAACTCCTGCTCTATATCTCTGTATTGCAGCATCAAGTTCTTTTCTTGAGAAACAGGCTGTAGAAGGATCTTTGGAGCTGGGGGGAATGGAGGGCATGATACTGGTACGGGAGTGCTTACGCATCCCATCAATAGTGTTGTTAAGAATAGTGAGCTCAACGTTATACTTCTCATTCAAATATTCCTCAGTTGATTTAGATTGTCGCTTTAAGATGGCGATTTTCTCTTTCTGCACCTTAGCTAAGAGCGAAGTCTTCTCTATAATGCTCTTCTTTATGTTTAGGTTGTTGTTTAAATAATAACTGTAACCACCTAAGATGGACAGAGCTAATACTAGCCCTGCTATGATGTAGTCTTTTATTTGTAAGCTAAATGGCATTTCATTTACGTCCTTTCCAATAATCGTCTATAGTATTTTTAGCTAAATAGGTTACCAAGCCTTGTATGATGGTTATTACACCTACTACTTGCAGGTAGAGTGCCTCAGACGCGTTGAGAGCAGCTATGGCGAACTCAAAAGATAATATGGTAGTGTTCCATATCAATCCAATAGTTAAGAGCACACAGAGCTTCCTGAAGGGTTGTACAATACCAAAAACAGTTTCAGTCTTTTGTTCCACTAGTCTATCCGTAAATTATGAGCTACACGGTTAACCCATCCTCTACCAAAAGTTTTAAATGAATGTAACGCTGTGTAAAAGGTTAAACGTTCTGCATTAAACAACAAGACTACTTGATATGGTTCCATACTTAACGCCTTGAGCAAGGTCTTTCTACCCATTGCACCATCAGGAGCAGTTCCTACGGCTCTTTGAAGAAACCGGATACTTTGCCGCACTCCATGATTGACACCTGCATCAAATATGTTAAACGCTACACTATAAGGCAGTTCTTCGAAAAGTACATTCCAATAACTACTGTAATATATTCCCTTAGCAACATTAGGAGACATATCACGCATGTCACCCTTGTAGTGGTGCTCTCTAGCTACGTCTACAGTTATTCCCCAGTTTGTCTCACCACCTGGGTCTAGAGGATTATTTACATATCCCCCTTCATGTCCGAGAAGTTCTTCAAAGGCTCTATTAAAGTTACTCATATTTATTTCCTATTATGTCTTATTATTTCTTAGCTTCTCGTTTCTTACGGGCTACTTCCTTGTTTGCATTAGCCTTTCTTGTAACTACCTTCAAGTTAGACTTGCTATTAGAACCTCCCTTAGAGATCTCTTTCTTGTGATCTACTTCCCTAGGGTCGCCATTTGCTAGTCCCATTTTACGACGAGCTTTGTTACGATTGTTACGTGCCACCTTACGAGCTGGCTTCTCCGATAGTCTTTCTGCTACATAGTCTCTCTTACCTGTTTTCTTATTTGTAATGGGCATGTCATTCTCTTGTATGTTATTGTGTTATAGCACCGAAAACTTTCCACGTACCACCTGAATATACCCAACCTATGCTTGTAGTAGGGTTGGTATCATACTGTATGTCTCCTAGAGCACCTGTCCAGTTAGGTATAGCGGAACCATATGTCATTACAGGGGTTTTATGTGAAGTGTAATTATATCTCTTCTGTATGGTAGTATCTATCAGTCTGTATGCAGAAGTGGTTAATAAGTCCGCAGCACCGCCAGAAAAGGTAATGTCAGTCATCTGAGGAACCACTGTAGTATCTAAACACTCTACAACATGACATAACAGGATGTACTCTCCTAGTGTATTGTAAGGCCCTGCGTAGGTAGAACCTACTAATCTCAAGGTGTTTGCGTCTACAACCGCAACAGGCCACTCACCAGTAACATCAGAGCTTTTCATTGCTATCCTACGCCCAATCTCTAGACCATGCCCTACATCTTCCAATACTATCTCACCAGACTGGTGTTCTGTTATAGCTGTTATAGTTTTCTTTAATGAACTAATAGAATCTGTCTCATAGTTTATATGGGCTATTTCAGCAGAACAACCAACACCAGCAATAGAGGCTAGTCTTATTAGATTGGAACTTGGTCTAAAGCAATAGATGTGTGATATGTTACAAGAAGAAACACCTCCTACTAAGTCTATTCTAGACAAAGAAGACACTTCGTTTGGGTTGCCTCCAAGAAGATAGAGGTTGTTTATGTTAAGGTTGTTCACTTCCCCTGTAACAAGAATGTCTTGAGGGTTCTTCTCGAAATGCCCTGATATCACTAGGCTAAGTAGTCTACCTTCTATTTCTAAACCTGCCCTGTAGGAATGGGTTACTATTATATTATTCAACCACATATTTGAGAATCTAGTTTGCCCTACCCACTTTATGTTCACGTTGAAATTACCAACGGTAGTACCACCAATTATCTCAAAAGCACCTGCCTGTATGTTAGTTCCTAAGCTGATACCAACACCAGTGCAGTTATTACCTCCTACCTGCCTTATCGTACACTGGTCTACTACTCCCTGCCATGCTGATCTTATCAACAGACCAGAGCCGTCAACATGCTTCTGTATCATAGTTGATCTAGTCAACCTTATCTCAGGGCAACCATCAGCTTCTAGAACATACCCAGTGTTGTTAGCTACTAAGGTTATGTCCTCTAGTACAAACTTCCTGCTAGGGTAGGGGCCAATATCATGTCCATGTTCAGCACTAGCTATCACTACAGCACCGCCCTGTCCTGAATAGATGGAGCGTAGCACTGTGCCTTTGTTGTAGTTGTTTTGTATACCACTACTTATATCTAATTGTCCTTTTCCTCGTAAAGTGAAGAACCCTGCCCTGGAATTTGGATTGAATCCTGGGTTTATGGTAGGGTGGTAGAAGAAGAATAGCCTGTTTATCACAATGTCACCAGGAGGAAGTTCTACTATATAATCATTTGAGTAACTTCCTGCATTGATGAGTGCCTGTATATCACTTGTATTTGCTAAGGCTACATCGCTAAAAAACCCAGAATGTAGCGTACCCATACTAGGTATTCCACTTAGTGCTGAGGTAGGTTTCTACACTTGCTATTTCTGCTGGTGTGAGAACTGCATTATACATAATTACTTCGGATATGTCTGCCCTAACGTATAGAGTTCCTGGTCTGTTAGCACACAACCTCAAAACTTGTGTTAAGTTCATTGGTGGTGAGTAGACAGCAGAATATTCCAGAGTGCTCTCTATATTCAACTTCAATGTATTATCTACATTATTAAAGTGGAAAGAGGTTGTAGAAGCAACACCTAGGTAATCTGCTACAGACGCTGTTGTAGGTGTAACTATGTTACTATTCATCCTATATTTGAATTGTCCTGACACACTAGAATCAACCTGCCAATCATTAGAGGCTGCATCCATAGAGATGAGGGCATCGATAGTTGAAGAAGTGGCTAACACCTTAGCTACCATAAACACGGACAAGCTAGCTGTTGGAACAAAGACGGCCTTCTCTAAGAATTCTGTACCATCAAAATACATAGTGTTTAAACTATTCTGTGTATTCACATTAGTCGTAGGTTGTCTACCAGCAGTCGCCTGGGTAAGGTGGTTAGCTGAAGCAAACTTATCACTCCATTGAGACACTGAACCGCCAGAGTGGGTGATGGAAGCTGCATCTGATGCATCTAACCAGAGAGAGCCCCCTGCTATATCCGTAGGTACGAAGCCAACTGGTGGAGGCCCGGCAGGTGTTAACACTCCATCCCATAATGCCATTAGATCGTTAATACTACCACCTGTCTTACTATACCTATCTCTTAGGTAGGCAACTAGACAATCATTATAGCCTATAGGGTAGCCTTCTGTTCTACAGAAAGCCTTAAACGGGTCGTTCAACGGAAACTTTTTCATTTGATAGCCTTTAGTCCTACTCGTTCTAGATCATCTGCTATTTCATTATTAACAGCATTATCTTGTATTAGTCTACCTGCTTTTTCTTCTTTAGAAGGTCTTCCTCTTGTAGGAGCATACCCTTTACCATCCAGGTATTTTGCAGCCTGAAGCTTACTAGCACCTTCCCCTTCTATAGAAGCTTGGATGATACTCTTTATACTATTAGCTTTTATCTTCACTTCTAGTTCTTCTTTCCAACTAGCTACATGCTGTTTAACACCACTCACACATAGTTTCTCCCAGTGTGCCCAGCTACCTAATACTTCCATAGCAAAGTCATATTCAAAACCAGGAACATGGTTATAATCTAAATATATTTTCTTTAAAGAAGGTATTACCTTTCCTTCGAATTCTCTATCACTATCTAGTAGTGTCCAGTGGTAGGGGTGGTTATCTATCCTGTACTCCCAGAAGAGAGAGTAGGTACGCCACTTGCCTTTTTCATCTTTCATGTTATTGCTTTGTATTGGAATCATTTGTGTTTCTCCGAGAAGACATGCTGTTGTTACGAAAGAAAGGAGGAGGTTCCTTTTCTTAGAAAACAGTATGTTTTATTAGAAAACTGTTGTTAAGAAGATGTTTATATCTGAATGAAATGAAGATATTCTTCTTAGCAAGGCTTGTCTTTGTTTTTGTTTTTAGGAAGGGCTGCGGACGTTGTAATAAATATATTACATATAATAGTATATATAGATATAGCTATTAAATATTTATCATAAAGATATAATGTATCTTATTTATATTCACTGCAATTGAAGGTAGATTATATCATACTTCCATTATAATTGCAAGCTTTATTTTTGTATAATTTACTTGACATTCATATACCCTGTGTTATAATAGAGGCTTATTTTATAAGGAATCAATAATATGAGTACAGTAATATGGAAAGATCAAATAAATAAATTAACTGAATTAGTTGAAGAAGAAAGAACCGCAGGAGAGATAGGTGCGTACTATGGGGTATCTAGACAACGTATATACCAAGTATTAACTAAGTTCGGTATTTCTTGTCCTCATACTGAGAAGAAGAATTTCCTCAGGGGAAAACCATCTAAGTATTATTGGGTTAACAAAACCCTTGCTCTGAAGAAGTTTTCCAAGATAGAGAGACTAAACTACTTAGAAACCCAGGAGATACCAGACGTATGCCCTATGCTAGGGATAGTATTAAACTATGATGGTAATGGTGGTGTAGGTTACACTAGATCAGATGACAGTCCGTCTATAGATCGTATAGATAACTCTGATGATTATCACCCAGGTAATATACAGATAATATCATGGAGAGCTAACAGAATAAAGAATGATAGTACATTAGAAGAATTAGAGAAGATATACTTATACATGAAGAAAAGGGGATAGTAGAAGATGGGGGGATATTGATGTGTAAGCGGACGTGGGTTATGTACGCGCAAATAGTTCCCTGGGTTTCCATTATCATTTCATTCTAGGGGTTTCATTATCATTTCATTCTAATGATTATATACACACTAATGCTGTACATACATCATGTATTATAAACCATACGCCTTGCCAGAGCTAAATCGAGCCTGTTTTCAACATTTCTACGAGAATTTTTTTAGTTGTAATGCATTCATATAGCCATGCATGCAACCCCTGTATACCCCTTGCCGATAACTTATATATAAACAGCCTTCAGTAACCTATCTCTACGTCCAGACATCCACACGCGCAGCCTTTATATATATTTCTATTTATATTCCCATATATATTCTATTTAGTAGACAATTTAGTAGATAAATATAGGTGGGTGTGCTAAAAGATATACCCCCCTATTCCCACATATAACATGTACCAATACCCACATAATAACGACACGTTCCCACATACGTGTACCAATTGTCCTATTATAACGACACGTTAACCATATGATTATTATATATCTCCCATATAAATGTCCAATATAGGTTGCTTTCCCATATATAAATATGCAACAATGTATCTATTGGTGAGCGACATACACCATTAGAAGACAGCAACATACAGACCGCAGTATACCGCAGTATACACATACACATACATAAGGACACATTAAATGTACTATTTAGTAGAAAAAGAAGATCATCTAGCCGTACATGGCCTATTCGATACATTAGATAGGGCTGAGGGACATCTAAGGGAGGTGATACCCGCCTACTGTAACATGGGTTATTTTATGGACAAGACGTTAACACCATCATCATTCACCATTATAAAGGAGTAAAACATGCAGACATACATACAATGGTTGTGGTTAGTAGATGACTTAATACTAATAGCTCAGACACTAGGCAGTACATTTGTAACATTCGCAGCAGTATACATAGCAATAACTTAGGAGAACATAATGACTCATTTACTAAAGCTTTTCATCTTCTTGTCGATAGTCTTGTTGTTAGTAAGTAGAAGAAAGAAACAAGCTAACATATTTTATTATAATCAGAGGGGAAGTCGGTCATGATAAGTTATACACCTAGCAACATA